AGAAATATCATCAATATTCATTTCATTTATCTCAATGATAATACTATTATTAGTGATGGTTTTATTATATTCTTCTGGCAAAATATCTTCCTCCTTTCCTATTATTATATTATTATTTATATCAAGGTAATCTTGTTTAGAATTAACCTCAAAAACAATACTATTCTTATCCGAAGGTTCAGTTAAATATAAAATTGCTAAACCAGAAAAGTCGAATTTTGTCGGAATTCTGCCATCCTTCATACTTCCATCACTGTTTGTAGATCCATCTAAATATTCAATTTTTTTATTTTTACCTTTACCATTAATTTCAATTGAACCATAAACTTTATTATTTAAAATTTCTTCTCTTAACCACTTTACAAATAAAGGATACCTCTGACTATATAAATACCCTTCTGTCATAAGAAGTTTTTTTGTTACTCCATCAATTTCTACATCTTCTATAAAACAATTTTGAACAGAACCTACAGACACACCTTCGAATTCAACATATCCATCTTCATTGTATGACATTGTTCCATGATCACTAGGTATTTGATTTTCTTCATCAAACCAAGATACAACATATGGCATACCAATTGCAGATTTCAAATTATCGTCTATATATTCTTCTAACCATGAAATTCCGTTAGAATTATAACGTGAATTATCTGGAACTATTTCTAAACAAGACATACGAATTTTTACTCTACCCGCAACATCTTCTTCAGACATTTCACATATTTCTATGTATTGATTATTTGATTTTATAATTAAATTATTCACAAAATTATTTTTCACCTCCTTTAAATATTAACTTTTAATTCTTTATCCAATATCTCTTCAATATTATCAAAATCATAATACCATATTTCTAATAAATATATATTGTTATTTTGTGCATACACTTTCTTTCTTCTATCGTGTTCTTGTTGATATTCAAATTCTTCTTTTGTTTGAAGTTTTGCTGTTCCATCATGAAATTCTCCTTGATATTCTATTAATAAATTTAATTTTGGTATGTAAAAATCATAAGATAATAATCCATTACCTATACCTAATAAACCAACATATTTCATTTGTGGTATAAAATAATTTTTATTATATTTGTCCTTATCAATTAATTGATCAAATTCTTCTTGAGATATTTTTATAAAACATTTATTAATTAAATCATTACTAATACTTTCTTCACCCTTAGAATGTTGACATTCTGGACAACGAAAATTATATATGGTTGAACTTTGAATTCTTCTTTTAAAATCTTTATGCTTCCTTTCTGGACATTTCCAATATACTTCTTGATGACTATTAGAAGTATAATTAAAAGGTGATTTTTTATTTTTATCTGACCAATATTGAAATACATTTGAATATAAAGTACCTAAAGAATCTAAAGGATGTACTTTACCATGAAAATTACAACAATATGGGCATCTGCTATTATTTACAAAATTATTACATGTAACATCATAGCTATCATGATAATCTTTTTCTTGACATTTAATCCATACTTTATTCCTAGAATTACCTTTTGCAATTTTCCAGGGATTAATATCTAATTCATTATTCTTTTCCCAATATTTCTTTAAAAAATCATTACCTAAATTATCTATACCCCATTGAGCAAAAGATTGACTTTTATTAAACAAAGTTTTTCTCAAATTGTAATTACCAAATAACTTTTGAGCACAATTATGACAATAATATTTACCATCATTTTTAACACATTTTAAATATGCGTTCCATATTATATCTTTTAATTCTTTGTTACAACCATCACATTCAACATCAACATATACATTGGAACCATTAGTTAAATCTTCTACCTTAACTAAAAATTCATCACCCATTTTTGTATAAATATAATCTTTAGATTCATACCATTTTTTATTTTTTGAATTCCATTTTATAATTGCTGTTTTAGATATTAACATTTTAATCATTCCTTTCAAATGAATTAACTATTATCCCAACATTCCATCCCTTTCATAACTTAAAATTAAACAATAAAAGAAGGAGAGCGAAAGGTACTCTCCTTGTCAGTAGGTTCATGACTTCCTACTTATCTTTTATAAAATTTATAAACTTCTAATTATTATCTACTTTTTATCTTTTACTTTTTGTTCATTACTTTTTAAATTTCTCGTTGTAAGACCAGATTCTTTTAAATCTTTTGTGTTTTTCTTGGGTCTCCCACCAATATTATCTTCTGGATTAGGTTTATCTGCACTATCTGAACTTGTATAAGATGTGATATGGGGTAAATATTTATCATCAAGTCCATCCTCAATTTCTTCATCTAATGTTGCAAGATAACTATTAACATCAAATCCTGCACTTGCGATTAAATATTTACGACTTCCTCCAGCAAGAGTAAATAATTCTTTAGCTTTGCTATACATATCATCTTTATTAAGCCAAGTTATAGGAAGATACTCAATATTAATATAATCTTTAGGTAATATATCTAAATGACTATTAATAACTCTTGTTTGTTCTTTTGCTATTTCATTAATATATTGAAATACTTGTGCTGATATTAAATCTAAATTAATCTGTAAACTACCTAAATTAGCACTATTACTTTCTGCATTTAAGGCCGAACTAGCCATACCTAAATTAGTTGATATTTTTTTTAAATTTTCATCACTTAAAGTATCTTTAATTAATGAAGAATCTTTACTTAACCTATCTATTGTAGTTCCAGGAGCAAGACTTAAAGTTGAAATTTTAGCTATATTGCCACTTGTATTTACTTTTACTGCTCCTTTAAATGCTTCAATAACTTCTTTTTGTTGTGTTGAATTAAGACTAGAAGATCCCTTTTTTTCACCTTCTGGCAAAACAATATAGTATATACTACTTGCTAATTCACTTATTAACTGATATTGACTATCATCATAGTCACTACTTGATTTCATATTTGTAAAAGCAGAAATCCCAAAAGGAATTCCCCATGCGTCAATTTCGTTTGCTTTTGCTTTTAAAGCAATAGTTTTTTTATAATCAAGAATAAACCATCGTTTACTAGAATCCTTCTTATAATCCATATAAGCTTTAACAAAATTACGTGGATAATTCTTTATTTCATTTAATAGCCCACCATATTTAAATTGATCAAAATACATCATGTCAAAAGCAGCAATAGATATGTTATTTTGAAATCCAACTATTTTACAATAATCTAAATCAAGAGGTTGAATCATAAAATTATTATCTAATGATAAACCTTCTAATCTATCAATACTTTCGACAGACATTGAACCTGTGTCTATATTTTTATTTGAAGCAGAACTATCTCTTAGGATTCCCACATATGAACCATCAATAAATAAATGTCTTAAAATATCTCTTGTAGTTCGATCTATATTTAACATTTTAAGCAATATATTAAATTTTGCTTTTTTATTTTTCATTTGTTTAGAATTATTTCTTAATGTGGTTATATAAGATAGAGTAGGTAAAGCTACCATTTTATCTATAGACTGCCCATATACTCCATTCAAACAATATGATTGTCTTGATATAATTCTTAATATTTCATTATATATCATTGGATATTTTACATATTGTTTTAAATCACTCATTGATATATTATCAGTATCTAATCTACCTAATGAAAAAGAACTATAAGATAATGAATTTAATTCTATTTCATTTGAATTTGAGAGTGGTGGAGTAGATTGATTATTTAAATTATTAGTGTTTATTTCTGTTTTTTGTTGAGATTGTGATTGAGGATTTTCTTTTTGTTTTTTTGACAATTAAATCCTCCTTTCTATGTTTGATTTTTATTATTTTGATTTTTATTATTTTGATTTTGATTCAAGATTTTTAAATATATTTTATTTTTTAAATAAATAATATTGACAATTATTCTTGACAATTATATTACTAATGTGATATTATGAAAATGAAAATACGAAATCATAATCTGAATCTTTAACATTTTTTCTATTTTCTTCTTCCATTTCATTTACAATTGAAATACCATATGCTAAACTTGTTGCTCTATCTCTTTTTACTGTTTTTACAATACGATCATAAATTATATTGCCAGAATTACTCATTATTTGTTTAATATTAGACAATTCTTGAATCATTAAATCTGTCTGAATATACATTAAAAATTCTTCAATACTTATTTGATCAGATTTATATGCTTCATCCATTTCAGTTGAATGTTTTAATAATCTTAAAGATCTATTCTCAAAACTAGCTTTAAGGTATGTATGCATTGTATTATTACTGCTATGAGTAGCAGTAATACCTCTAATTATTGGTACAGCATTTCTTATACTAATACCTTTTTCATCGTTATCTAATACAAGAGGAGGAAATTCTAAAATTTCTTTTGTTTTATCATCCTTATATTCCCATGATTCATAGAACAATGATGGGAGAGGTTCACCATTGCCTCTCATATCAATAATTATTTTAATTGCATTAGGAAATTTTAAATGATATAACTCTCTTATGAAATCTTTTTGATCAGGAAGTGTCATACCATTATGAGTTTTAGTATAAACAACATCTTTAAAATATGTACCATTGCTTCTTTCTTTTAATTTTATAACATGAGTACACGCATTATCAGAATTTTTAGCATCAGAAATAGCAACGTCATGCACAATAATATATTGAGATTTACTTTTTTTAGGTTGTGTTAATTCACATTGATCTAATGTTCTACAAGGATTTGTAACATCATAAGGATAATAACTTTCTCCGCTAGAACCTACAAATTGACCACAATATTCATAAAGAAATATTTCTTCAGTAGTATCTGGTTTATTTCTTTCTTCTTCAATATCTTCTGCATCAAATATCATAGATTCAATACCAACTTTATAATCTAATGCACATACAAAATAATTTTTATTACCTTCCTTCATTTTATCAAAAAAATAAGTAAATCTTTTATATAAATCACTTGTTTTTAAGAAAGCAGAAGATATAAAAATTACCTTTCCTTTTTCTTGTTGCATATGGTCAATAGCAACAGGTCTTTTAGTTTTTGTCATTGGAATTAAAATTGTTGATATAACGGAATCAGGAACTAGTCTCGCTTCATCAATTAGTAAATAATGGAATCTCCAACTTCTCGCTCCATCACCTTGATTCCTTCCTAATACAATCGCTCTTATTTCACTACCATTCCTAAAGTTAACAACACAATCACTTGCTCCTGTATTTATTGGAAATATTATTTCTCTTGCTATATTTGGATTATTAGCAAGTTCCCCTTTTATTTTTTGAACTATTACGTTTCTTGCTTGTTGTCCTTGACCTGATGCTATTCCACATTTAAGTCCCTTATAAAGAATAGCCGAACAAACAAAAAAAACAGCACTTATCCAAGATTTACCAAGACCACGGCAACATATAAGCATAACATACTGATACCTAGCCATTGCTCTAAGTATTAATCGTTGGAAAAGGTGAAGCTTCAAACCCAAAATTTCTATGGCAAATTTATCCAAATATATTCTGTAATATGATATAAACTTTTTCCATTCTTCATCATTAAGATTATCACCTTCATTATTAATTGGATCATAACTAAAACTACTATCTAAATTATCATAATCACCATCTTTTATACGCCTACTTTTATGACTAAAATTTTTAAATACTGCCAAATTATCACCTACAATGACTTATGAATATTATTAAATTGATCTAATAAATGCTCAATAGCATCTTTTTCAAATTCTTCTGTTTCATATATCCAAGTTTTACTTTCAATTTTATCAACTACTTGACAAATACTATTTATTCCTGCACTTATACTAGACCTTGAATTCTCACTAAATTGTGCTGATTTAGACAATGTATCAAAAGTTGCTTGTAAATCCTTATATTTTTTATCTGCTCCATTTACACCATCTAACATTTCTTGATATACTTTATTAACAGCTAAACTGGCACAACATATTTTTTTCGCATAATCTTTATAACTTGTAGTATTAATTTTAAAATCATTATGCAATCCCGTTAAATATTTATTTAAATAATTAATATCTGTTTGAGTATATCTTCCATTCCATTCTTCGCTATATATTCTTACATTATCTTCAAAAATTTCTTGCATGTCTTGCGATAAATTTCTAGCAAATATACTATCATTAAATCTTAATATTCCTTGTTTTTTCCATTGTTGCATTGCAGAATTTTTAAAATATACACCAAGAATATTTTTATTATTTTTTTCTTTCTCATATGTACTAAAAAATACTTCTTCAATAAAAGGTCTATCTAATAATTCACATATTTTTATAATAGCACTTCTTATATCTAAACCATTTTTTATATGTCCATTAAATATTTCATAAATACAATTTTTACACGTTGGGAAAAATTCACTATATAAAGGGTTGTCTGTTTTAAAAAAATTACTTATAATTGCAGATTTAATTAATCCACATTTAGTACATGTGATTTCTTTACGTTTTATTTTAGTTATATTTTTTTTTGTAGCCATACTAACTAACTCCTTTTAAAACATTACAATATTTATAATTATCATCTAATAAATAATCGAATTCAAAATTCTTATACCTTTGTGTAAATTCCTCAAACTGTTCTGGTGTATTCCTTCCAAATCCATAATTTTTGTGAAAAATTACATGTAAACTATTAATAATACAAACACCATTATATTTCTTATGTTTTTCTATACATTGATTTTTAAGAATTTCTAATTCATCTTTTTCATATTCAAATATTGACTGTTTAAAAATTAAATTATTTTCGCTTAAAATTTCTTCTACTATTAAATCAAATCCATATAAATGATGTATTGTATCAAATCGTTGATTAGTTAAAACACATTTATAATTACAATTTATCATAGATTCTTTTTTCCAATCAACAATACAATTTCTTAAATATTCATATAAAGATGATCTTCCACCTTTCCAATTATGATTATTTTCTCCTGAATTATTCTCAATAGCACATATAGAACATCCACT